TTCCACCTACTATTCCATCTACTATTCCATTTAAGATAGGTGGTAAAACAAAACGTAAGAATCAAAAGTCAAAACGAAATAAAAAACAAAAACGGAGAACTTATAAAAAAAAGAAATAAAATTATATAGATATAATATCGTATTCAATATTATATTTATTATAGAATGGCCTTGTTCATTCATTCCGAAAATCAACAATTATTATGGAATATTATAAATAAAACCGAACATTTTCAACGTTTTTTTCATCCAGGTTCTCAATTCGACCCCAATGTTTGGTTTAGAAATATTATCCAATCTTTCTATGTTCAAAATCAATCCAATATAACCAATTCTGCGGATTTAAACCAACTGAATAGAATCGTCATCACTCATATGGTGGAAAATTTAAAAGGAAAATTAGAACCTCGAGAACCTTCCGCTATAAATCAGAATTCGATAGGTTCTCAATTTACTCGAAATTCTTTTATGGAATCCAAAGAAGAAATATATAATCGACAATTCAAAGAACGACAACAACAATATAATTCTTTATTGGAGAAACCCAAACCACCTACTGTTAACTTTGGTGATACCATCAAAGATGAAGTCATTTCCAATATGGATGAAGTTATGAAGGCTCATATGAAGCAACGTGAAGAAGAAATACAGAGATTAGCTCCTAAGAAAGGATTAGTCATAGATAAACAAAATGATATCGATATCCATAATACGATTCTTACCATTGATTCGAATGAAGAAAAAACGAAGAAATCGGTGAGTTGGAAAGAGAACATAGAAACAAGTTCTCTATTAAATCAAGAAGTTGTTGAATTAAAATCTCAGGTTCTCGAACTTAGAACGAAATTCGAAAAATTTGAACAAGATATACAAAAGATTTTTCAACTCTTACAACCACCAAATGTTATTCAACAAGAAGATGAAGAAGTGACCAAGGAGAACATTTTTACCAAAATTGCCGAAATCTGATTTTCATAGGGTTATATAAAAGTATTTACTTATATTAAATACTTTTATCTCAAAATGTCGAATCATCTACATTATAGTAGAGTGTTTTTATAAATAAAAAGAGAAAAAGTTCTATCATACCCCCAAAAAAATTCCCAAAAAAAGTCGGAGGGGTCATGTAAAAAAGGACATTTATAAATGTCCAATTTTCAGAAATCCTTTTAAGAAATTTTTGGGAAAAAATGAAAAAGTCGATTTAAAGCATAATGCTTTGTTTTCATATTAATGGATGAAATTGTTGTTACCATAAATAAAATATTTATAATGCGATAAAATAGCAGATGTTGATTTATTGCCCCAAAAACTAATACAGTTTTTTGCGTTTTTTACGCAAGAAAATTGATGGTTATATTTATTAGCATATACAGTGTGAAAATATTTATAATTTATTTTCTTTATCGGGTTGCGTAATTTTGGCTCCAAAAATGGGCGAAGTTTTTTGCGTTTTTTGCGTTGATTTTTATTGATAAAAATTGATAAAAATTGATAAAAAAATCAATAAAATCAATCGAAAAACCATCTTTATTAAATACTTTTATCTCAAAATGTCGAATCATCTACATTATAGTAGAGTGTTTTTATAAATAAAATTATAAAAAGTTATATCATACCCAAAAAAAATTCCCAAAAAAAAGTCAGGAGGGTCATGTAAAAAAGGACATTTATAAATGTCCAATTTTCAGAAATCCTTTTAAGAAATTCTGGAAAAAATCGAAAAAGTCGTTTTAAAGCATAATGCTTTGTTTTCATATTAATGGATGAAAATGTTGTTACCATAAATTTTTTATAAGAAATTCCAGCGGAGATTTTTTGATTGATGAAAAAATCAATAAAAATCAATAAAATCAATCGAAAAATCTCCAGAAATAATTAATATATTTTTATTATGATATATGTATATAATACCATTAATTTATATTCCATTTTTTAAAGCATACACTATTTTTATTGATAAAAAATCAATAAAATCAATCAAAAAATCTCCAATATCGATACTTTTACGTCAAATTACCAGTTTATCTACATTTTAGTAGTATAAAATAGTATCGATATTGGAGAAAAAGTTATATCATACCCAAAAAAAATTCCCAAAAAAAAGTCAGGGGGGTCATGTAAAAAAGGACATTTATAAATGTCCAATTTTCGAAAATCCTTTTAAAGAATTTTGTAAAAAAATTCAAAAAGTCGATTGAAAGCATATTGCAGCGAATCTCATTTTTTCATTGAAAATGTTGTTTGCACAAATTTTTTATAAGAAAACTAGTCGGAGATTTTTCGATTGATAAAAAAATCAATAAAAATCAATAAAATCAATAAATAAATCTCCAATAATAATTAAGAAATTTTTGTTATGGTTTATGTAGTTATTTATTTTTAAAATATAGTATTATTGTTACCTTGCTGGAAAAATATTGATAAAAATCAATAAAATCAATCGGAAAAACGCCGATATAAAAGAACGATTTCAATAGCGATAATTTAGGAGATTTTTTTATTGATATATTTTATTAAAAATCAATAAAAATGGATTTAGAACAAATACAAAATAATTGTGATGAACTATCAAATGATTATAACATTAATAAAATACACCCAGGCAATGCATATAATATTTTTATTGATAGAAATGATACAAAATCAATCGAAAAATCTCCAGAAATCGATGAAACAAAATTTAATTGTAATTGTTGTAATTATACGACACATAAACAATCGGAATATAATAGACATTTGAAAACAAGAAAACATTTAAATAAGATAAACGATAAAAATGATATACAACATATATGTGATATATGTAATAAAAGTTTTAAAAATTATAATAGTTTATGGAGTCATAAAAAAAGAAAATTAAAAGAATGTAAAGTTCCTGAAAATAATTTGGAAAGACCAGAAATAACTACTGAACTCATCGTACAGATACTGAAGCAAAATAAAGATTTACAAAATATATTGATAGAACAAAATAAACAAATGATAGAGATGTCCAAAGCTCAATCGGTATCGAATAATATTTCGAATAATAATTCCAATAATACAACGAATCAACAGTTTAATCTCCAATTTTTCCTGAATGAAACGTGTAAAGATGCGATGAATATCACCGATTTTATAAAATCACTACAATTAACTACAGCGGATTTTGAGGCAACTGGTAAATTGGGATATATTGAAGGAATAACGCGTATTATAGTGAATAATTTAAGCGGCGTTGATACAAATAAACGGCCACTACATTGTACAGATGCAAAACGAGAAACACTTTATATCAAAGATGATAATGTATGGGAAAAGGAAGACGATAATAAAACGAAATTTAAAAAAGTGGTGAATCAAGTAGCCAATCTGAATTTGGCACAGATAACGAAATGGAAAGAAGAGAATCCAGATTGTGTAACATTAGATTCTAAAGAGAACATAGAATATAGAAAATATTATAAATCAGCGTTAGGTGGTTCATCGAATGAGGAAGATGAAAAATTCTTTGAGAAAATAAAACGAAATGTTTTCAAAGAAATAGTAGTAAATAAATCTACGTAAAACCCATATAAAATTTTTGTATTCATATATTACATATCAATACAAAATGCCGATTCCCAAAACAATATTCCAAACATCCCCTACCCCTCAACCTACCTATGTAGTCGAAATGATAAAAGAAAAGGCTCCCGAATGGGAATATAAACATTTTACGGATAAAGAAATCATACAATATATGATAAATCACCCCGATCATGAGTTCCCTTTTATTTTGAATGTATTTCACCGAATGAAATTTGGGGCACATAAGGCCGATTTATTCCGTTATTACTATTTATATATGGAAGGTGGGGTTTTTATGGATAGTGACGCCATCATTGAAACCAATATCAATGAAATCGTAAAATCCTATGAATTTTTTTCAGTAAAATCGTATATCGAAGGAACTATTTTCCAAGGTTTTATCGGGTGTGTTCCAAAGAATAAAATAATATATGAAGCATTAAAAGATGCCTATACCATTGATATTGACTATTTGACAAAACGATACCATTTACTCACTGCAAATATGTATTCGATTATCAATAACCATCGATATGATTTTTTGTATCACCTGTACAAGGAACTAGAATCGGATGGAGAAAAGGCAAAAACCATCAACGAAGATGGAAATGTCATATTGACCCATTATTGGAAAGATAAGATAATCCCACCTTCTGATAAATAAATATTAATAAGTGAAAGAAACATAAACATATTTCTCGTTGTTTTCACATAAATCGAAAACTTTGATAGAATGGAATTATTTACCAATACATTATTTATAAATTTGGAACACCGTAAAGACCGCTTACAGCATATTTGCCAAGAATTCGAAAAAATGGGTATGCAAGGAGAGCGGTTTAATGCAGTCAAAACAAAGGTGGGTGCTATAGGTTGTACGATGAGTCATATCAAATGTTTGGAAATCGCAAAGGAACGAAATTATCCTTATGTATTTATATGTGAAGATGATATCACATTTTTGAATCCACCGGTTCTCAAAGATAGCTTACAAAAATTCTATGATAATACCACGATAGATTGGGATGTCTTATTGATTGGTGGAAATAATGTACCGCCGTATGAAAAAATAGGAGATTATTGTATAAGGGTTTCGAATTGTCAGACCACCACGGGTTATGTAGTGAAACAACATTATTATGATACCTTGATTCTGAACTTTCGAGATAGTGTAAAAAATTTGATTCGAGAACCTACGAATCATAGAGAATATGCATTGGATATATATTGGAAACGCCTACAAACAAGCGGTAGATGGTATATGTTGATACCCTTTACTGTGGTACAGGCGGATGGATATAGTGATATCGAGAATCGTACGGTGGATTATAGAGGATTGATGTTGGATATGGATAAAGAGTGGCTATTCCGGGGAATCCAGGGAACCTACGGTTCCCCCGGACGCCCCCTCCCTTAGTAGGGAAACCGTAACTTCACTGGAAAAAGAAAGGGGGTCATTTGGGGTCATTACGTTTGGTTTCCTACAAAGGGAGGGAGCGTCCGAGGCATTAGCGTTGCTGAAAACCGTAGGTTCCCTGGATTTCCCTGGATTTCCCTACGTGAGACGTAAAAAACTCGATAAAACCGTCTTGTTTTTTTCCGCATATTCCATAGATTTTATATTCGATGCGTGCTGTTTTTGCATCATTTTTTCACGAAATTCTTTATCTCGCATCGCCAATACATATTCGGCTTCTTGTTTTTCGAGTGGCGTGATAGTTTGTTTCCCACGTTCTCGCATAAAATGGTCGACCGATGAATATTGTTGTACCTTATCAATATCCTTCTCACTCACCGCAAAAATAGTTTGGTCTTTATGGACTTTTCGTAAATCATCGAATTTTAATTTACTAAAAGGGTCACTTGTAACATAGTCGTCGGTGTCATCATCCTCATATAATCGAGAACCACCGGCACCAAGGTTCAATTCTTGCACTCCTCGATAAGTCACCAATTGAGCAGATTTTTGTTTCATCGATTCGAAAACACGTCCTAAATTTCCGGATGATACTTGTTCAGAAGTTTGGTAAGTCGGGTCATCTTTTGAAAACCATTCATTACAATTGGGGTCGGGCTTATGAACCATGTTTTCTTCGAATAATTGATTGAATTTGTTTTGGAATTCATCGACGGGGATTTCACCGATGACGGAGGTCATTTTTTTGACCGTGGCTTTATTATATTGGTTATCGAATGGTTTATATTTCGTAGTTTCTTCGGTGATTTTTTGATTTTGTTTATTACTGTTATCATAGAATTGTACTACGATATCAAAAGCTTTTTTATAAAAGAGAAAATAATCGGCAGATAGACGAGATTTATCGGGGTGTAACATCAATACTTTTTTCTTGGCTCGTTTCAAATCTTCAATCGACATTGAATAAGTTAAATCGAATAATCCTAAAATCTCACTGAGAGAGTACATATTGATGTTTAAATTATGGGTATTGGACATATTTTGATATATCGATAGATAGTATTTTTCCAATTATACCGTGATACAATAAAATAAAAAATAATATAAACATTAATGGTTAATAAAGAATATAATGGGACTTCCTATATTAACTGAAATACGTGACAAAGGTCATTTTGCCGAATTATTACAAACCAATCCAGGTCGTTTAGTCATCAAATTCGGAGCGGAATGGTGCGGGCCTTGTAAAAAAATCGAGGGATTGGTTCATGAATGGTTCGATAAGATGTCCGACACAATACAATGCGTGATAGTAGATGTAGACCAATCATTTGAAATATATGCTTTTCTAAAAACAAAAAAAATGGTGAATGGAGTACCAGTAATATTATGTTATAATAAAGGTAATTTGAATTATATACCAGATAATGCAGTGATAGGCGCAGATATAAATAAAGTTAATTTGTTTTTTCAAGAATGCCTAGAATAAGTGTTCATCTGCTTATAATGATTCGATAAAAACATAATCATCATCACACGTATCTTCACCCTGAACAGAAGATGGACATTCTATTTGCGAATAGGGAATTCCGTTGGTTTGCGACCAACAAGTATACGCACCGACTAAAACATAGTCATTGCATACTAGAGATACATATTGGTTTCCGCCGAATTCGTCACGTAAAGTAGATGACGAAATGTTTTTACCGATATTTTCGGATAAATAGGCGGGAGTATCGAGCGTTTCGGCTAAATCGATAGCGTCTTGGAAATAATTTATTTGTGACAGTTGCGAACAGGTGCCGTGTTTCGTCCATTCGTGTTCCCAGAAACTATCATAATCAGAACTGGTTTCACTATATTTGACATCCGGCCAATATTTGGTCATCGTATCCATACCAATGGTGGTAGGGATAGTAGAATCGAATGGTTCGGTGGAGCAATAAGAAGGGTAGCCATTCGTCGAGTACTGAGGCCATAGTCCGTGAATGGTGAAATGGGTTTTCCAGTACTCTTGTGGGTTGGAACAGCCGACATAACTGGTATCCATACAGAAACCAGGAGTCCAAGAATAAGCGAATACATAGATAGTGTCACTAGCGATAATGGGTGAAATGAAGCACTGTGATACGAACAAGGGCAAAAAATATAATAATTTGGATAAATACATATTATTATATCAGGATAAATTTATTTATGGGTTTTACTATGTTTCGTCTTATTATGCTTTCCCTTCGAGTGACCACGTTTCGTTTTTTTATGTTTCTTTTTTCCACCACTAATATTTGAAGGTTTTTCTTCATTAGCTGCAAGAGGATTTAACGTGGTTAAAGCTGTAGTATTATTATTTGTTGATGATGATGAAGATAAAGGATTGGATAAACCACTTGTTATGGAAGATAAAGTCGAACTTGCAGTAGCTGTAGTACTATCTATGGACTGTTTTACTTGTCCTGGTATTTTATTAATTTCGTCTTCGTAAGTAACATATGCTAAAACTAGTGAGGTGACACCAACGAAAAAATAAGCAAGTAAAGGTACATTTTCTCCGTTCATTGATTTTTATAAGTTATAATAGAATGATATTTTTTTGTCAATTCAAATAGTTAAATTCCAATCATCAAATAATCCACCTTTGGTTAAATCGGGAATATATTGGGAGGAATCTTTCCAATCATTGTATTGTTGTAAATACGCTAGTTTTTTGAATTCGGAAACTTCGGAATTTTCTAAATTACGTAGGATATCCGCCAAGATGAAGGATTTGGTTATATTATATAGTTTATTGCCGTTGAGAGTATCATTGATATAGTGTTCATCCATACCCGATTTATGAGTAGAATTTGTGCGTATTTGTTTCAAAATGGAATTATCGTCTTGTGTGATATCGAGATTTAATGGGATTCGTATATGTAAATCACGTAATAGGCGGTGGTTACCGATGGGTACGATTAGACTGAGAATAAACATATATAGTTTCATTTACTTTATATATTTGAATATTATTTATTGGATGGGTTCAATTTTGTTACTTTTTGATGTTGAAACCTCTATCATAGAGAAAAATTAAACAGCATTACTAGTAGATAATATTGTTAGTATATAAATTGCGGTATAAAGAACACCGGGCACAATTCCTCCAGCACCTGCCAGAGCAACTCCTATAAGGGTAATTACACCTTCTCCTAATTTAACTGCTGCACCAAGTGTCGTACCTGCCGCACGACCTATCGTACCAGCTACACTATTTATAATTTTAGAACGCCTTTCCTCCCGTTCTTTTTTTTTAGAAAAACGTTCGAGTTTACTGGAATATGCATAATCAAGGAATTTAATTGTTACTTTTGTTACTTTGATGTCATCTACTTTAGTGGCGTTTTCGGGCAAGATGATTTTAGATATATTATTGTATTTGTATATAAGATCATTAGTAATGAAATCATAGTGACCGTTTGCGACAATGCTGGGATTATATATTGCTTTGAATTCTGTTTCAATGGTATTTGTATCTACTGTTTCAGTGGTATTTGTATCTACTGTTTCAATGGTATTTGTATGAGTTGACTTATATTTATCAGATTTTATAAATGAATCTAACCAATAATAGTAAGAATTATCATCATTTAATTTTAACCACGTTTTTATCCACGAATCACCAGGACTAAGATATGCCGTGTGCAATCTTTGTATATGACTATTTTCAAACGGGTTTGTAATAAGTAATGCCCATTTTAAGGAATCAGACAAATTTTGTGTTTTATTAATATAATTAAATATGACCAGACCAGAAACTGTATTAAATTTATAATATAACCCGTTTGTTTTTACTATATCGCCCTCTGTAAAATCTTTATAATGAAAACCTTTCTCTATTCTTATATTCTCTATTATCTCTTTTGGTAATATAAACATATTAACGAAGATTTCAAGTTCTTTTCGCCATTCCAAAGTATTTGTTACTAAGATTTTAACTTCTTCATTTGTTACTGAGATGTTAACTTCTTCATCCACCGGTTTATCGGAATCACTAGCATAGGTTATTTTGTTATACCTGATATTCACAGGTTGTAAGATAAATGTAATAGAAATGTCTTGACCCGTTTTCGTAATATTGAATTTTGTAAGATAGTGTATTTTATCTTTATAAAACACATAAGCGGTATTTTTAGAATCTTTTGATATAAGGTTATCTGTCAATAACATTAAGGTATACATACTAGGAAAATCATTGCGTTGAACTTCTTGGTTTGGCGTTGCAATCAAATTATTGAATAATTCCCAGACTGTCTTAATCGCAATAGGGGGTGTTTTTATTTTTTGTATTTCTACATCCAATACCCCGTCTTCTCCTTTTTTATATATGGTAGAGTCTTTTATAAAATATAATTCTTTTTTGTTTGCTTGGTCTGTTTCGTCTTTATTCTTATAGTTTTTGTCATTAAAATAAAGTTCTATTTCTTCTTTTATAGAATTCGCAGAATACTGATATTCATTTATATTTTTAACAAAAAATTCAATAATCTCGGTAATAGTATATTTCTTATATATGAATTTTCTATTCTTATCCACTGTTACCTTTACGAAAAAAATCGGTAAATCATTTATTTTTATAACAAAATATTCATTCTTATTAAAAAAATATTTATAATTAGTTGCTTCTGATGGCGAGTAATGACCCTTCGAAATTTTTATTGGCAGTTTGAATGCATTATCGATAAGTTTGAGATTGTCTTTATTATAAACGTCTTCATTATTTTGGTTTGTAAAAGGTTGTACAATACGTCGAAGAAAATACCAATAATACTTGAAATTATATATATAACTAAAAGAATTCATAAGTTCACTGACTGACATCCCTAGTAGTGTGATTTGCCCGATTGACCCTAATATAGAAACTAGTTCTTTACCATTAAACTTCTTTAGTAATTTTTGAATCGTAGAATCAAATGTTTTCGTAAAGCTATCTTTTAAAACCTCATTGATTTGATGTTTCATACCAAACATATTTCGACGAAGAAAATTTTCTCTATTCGGATTCTGTTCAATGAGTTTATCTTTGATATAAAATAAATGTAAAAACGATAATTTATTGAACTGTAATTGGTTATGAATGGTTATCATATTCTGAATATCGTCGTAAGATAATGCTTTGATATAATTTTTTGTTTTTGTATGAACCTCGGTGATATATGCTTGCTCTTCGCCCGAGGTCGAAAAAGAAAAAACACTCTTTTTAATCGGTTCAGTTGGAGGCGTCTTATCGATTTTATCATCAAGATATTTAATTAATGATTTATGTATAAATGTATAAAAATAGTTTATTTTTTCATTAGCGGGTCTATTTGTAAGAAGAACCTTATATTCCGTTATATAAGCACTCTCCATAATGGCATCATATGCGTTTTCATCAAAATTATTAAATTCTATATTTGTTAGCAAGGGTAGAGTGGTTGGAAGTAATCGTTTTTTTCCGAATAAAATATCTATTAAAAAGTTTCGATCGATTGTTTCAATTTGTGCTTCGAAATACGTTTTTGTTTTTTTGTAATCTTCTGTTATTTGATCATTACAATTTTTTAAAATATCAGTCTTGATACTTTCAATAAAATCAATGTACATTTGGGGATCTGTATATATTGAACTGTTCAATATAATAATTTTTTTTAATATAACGTCTGCTTCTTCTGATAAACCGGTAGGTTGTCTACCAATATTTGTAATTTTAATTTGTATACTTGTCATCCAATCGATAACATCCGGTTTTTCGAATTTAATAACTTCATAGAGAAATTCATTACATACTTTGTTAAGAATTGTTTTATCCATCCAAAATGGAACATTATTAAAAATTGTTTTAAAAATATTTTCTGCATTTTCTGCGAGTATTTTTTTGAAACAACCATCATTTGTCAAGTAAGTTTTATTTAGTAGAAATTGTTCTTTATAAAATTCGAGGGTATTATTTATTTTCAAAATATTTTTAAATTCGTGTAACTTATTATCCAATGCAGTAACTTGATCTAAGACAATTTTATGTTTCATGACTCTATATATTGGCTGTTTTGATAATTTAATTTCGTCCAAATTATCTTTTAGAATACGGTCAGTTAAACTAAGATTTTGATATTTAAATTCTTTTTTTATTTTATCGATTTTCTCTAATCGCTTTAAATGCTCATAAATAGTTTTATTTGAGTAGAGAAATAACGCATCGATACTTTCAAGTAATTCAGCTCTAAATTCTTCTACCGGATTCTCAATATTGAAAAACGATATAGATGTATCTATTCCCAAGTCTTTATATGTAGCACCGAACTCATCCGTAAAATCTTTGTGAGATTCATTCAACCAATCTCGAATATTCTTTTCAATCATTTCTCGAATCATTTGAATCATTGATTTATGAATTATTATAAAGGATTTTAGATCCGTTTTATCATCAAGTTTATCAATTTCGGTCTGAATTGGTTTGAATGAATCTTCGTCAAATGCATTCTTTAAATAATCAATATAGCCACTGATATCTGAATGTAAACTCAAAATATCACCGCCAATATATAATATATTCAGCCAATCTAATTTGGTTTGTATATTCTCCTTCTCATAATAGGGTAGACGACGTCGAAATAGAGCTATGATAAATTCTAGAGACCAACTATTTTGACTTATCTTATATTGCATAAGAAAAATATCAATGATTGCATTTATATAAAAAGAATCTTTATTATCTCTGAAATGATCCGATGCTGATGGAAGAAATGGTTTTAAAATATCGACCAGCTCCATAATATCTCTATATTTGGGGTTCATAGATTTGACTAATTTATGGGTTGATCCCGGGCCTCCTCCTACAACGTTTTTTTTTGTATCTATGTCTTGGATACTTCCACCATTATTCGTAGGAGAATCTCTTTTCGAATACCAAATTTGATCAAACACTCCATAAATATTTGTATACATGATTTTATACATTCCAGAACCCCCATATTTGAGTTCGAAGAAAGGATATTTGATATTATGGTCAATATTACCAATAACATTCTTAGATTTTTCTTGATTTATATCATATAAGATATCTTGAAAAATATCTAAGTTACAAATATTGGTTGTTTGGTGGATAGTATTTGTAAACATTTTCTTGTTATCTTGAATATTATGATTATCCATTTCACTACCAGTATGATTAAATATCTTATTCTGCTTAATATTTTCCGCGGTCCAGCCAGTTCCATTTAATTCTTCTGATAAGAACTCGAAAATTTTGAGTAATTCACTACTTTCAAAATGTGGTGGTTGACACGCCCTCACATAATAATATCGAATAATTTGAATCAAACGTTTTTGAGTTTCGGTATATACTGATCGAATGGGTAGAATTGAGCTATAATATGAAAAGAAATCTGTTAATCCGGATAAAAGATTTGTTTCATTGTTATCGAAAATAGGCGAGTCTAGCATATCGTAAATGGTATTATTAAATAATAAATAGCCTTTTTTATTAAACTCCTTCATCTTGGGATCATTGAGTTTTTTCTTCATATCAACGACAACTTGGTCGATGTTATCAACGCCACCCACCATATTCACCTGGAATTCTTCTTCCACTTTTTTGTTTGATGCCACTTTTTTTTTAGTTTTACGTATTTTTTTCATTTATAATATAATGATAAAATTATAATTATATTTATATTATTTTATGTATATTATTACTAAATTTTTATTTGTATTTATTGACGTTTTACTCTTTCTTTTATACGTTTTTCTTCCCAGCTTGATTTGTCTTGTTGTGAAACAGTAGAACCAGTAATTCGTTCATATTGTTCAGGGCTATCAAAGAAAAATATATTGGAATCTATGGGTGAAATTCCTTTTTCACAAGTACAGATAGCAACTTTATAAAACATATCTTCATCACGACAGCCAACCTTTGCATTATTGATTCTACTACCCGATGTGGCATCACGAATTCTGGTACCCGGAGTACTATTGGTAGCATATAGTTCAATACTTTTCTTTTTACCATTAAAATAGCGGTCGATTTTACGAAAATCTTTATCCTGCATTTTTAATAATTCCAATTGTTTTAAATATTTTTTCGTATTGGAATTCATAGTAGTAACACTATTGGCTATGGAATAGGTTTCATCAAATTGAGGAACATCAAAATCATTTTCAAGGGTAGGGTCAAAAGCATCATCGTAGTACATTGTTAGAACTTGTTTTTATAACTTTTAAAAACTGCTTGTAAAAGGCGAATATAATAAAGGTATTATATGATTATACATATTATGCTGTGATTTTTTTATATTCTTTTTTAAAATATAAATTATTCGAATAAATAAATAATATGATTATGTTAAAGAATATAAAAATATTATCGTTATATATTATAAATATAATGGTAAATAATACAGAAAAACCAGTAAAAGAAAAACCGGTAAAAGAAAAAATAGTAAAAGAAAAACCAGTGAAAGAAAAGAAAACGAAAACGCCAAGTAAAAAAAAAGAAACTCAATCATTGCCTATACCAATAGAAAATACGAATACGAATATAACAACAAGCATTGAAGAAAATAATAATTCAAATAATATTAATGAAGATACAACTAATAAAATATCTATAAATGGATTAAACAAAAATGATTTAAAACAGCAAATAATAGATTCGTTATTTAAATACTCGCCAGAAACAATAGAATTATTAAATAATATGCAAGAAAAAAGAAATAGTTTAAATGAAATACAAGAAACTATAAGTAAAAAAAAAATAAATTTATCGACACAGTATACACATAAAGGTAAGAATTATTCTTATTTAAACAACGAATATGGATTAAATAAAGATTTTCATTTTTCATTAAAGAATAACGAAGAAAAAAATAAAACAGAGTTTAAAGTATCGATGTTTTTAGTTAAGGTAAACCTTGAATGCAATTTACCTTTTTTAGAGTTTTTAGTAGAAATGGAAGAAAACGATAAAAAGTTAGTTTTTCCTAGTTTTAAATTATTAAATAGTGAATTCGACATTAAAGAAGGAGAAGAGCCACATATGAGCGATGACCCCCAAACAGTATTTGAAAACATTTGCTTTAAACAATTCCAAGAATATGCAAACGTGGACATAGAAGAAGCAAAGAATGCATATAAAGGATATGTCGAACTATTTGATGATACCAAAGGAATGAATGTAATATTTCCAGTATTTGAATGTTCAAAAATTAATATTGAATTAAATAAGAAACAATTATGGAGTGTATTGGATGAATTATTAAATGAACAACATATTTATCATTATACTATCGAACGTAATATATTTATGGTATTCATTAATAATGAATTTTTATCTTATATTAAAAACGAAAAAGGTGAACAAGTAACATTTCCTTGTTGTTTGTATTTGGTTAAAAAAACGGATGATGATGAAGACTATGAAAATGTTTATCTAAATGATGATGTGACCGATACCGTATCAATTATAGACGAAAAGATATCACATAATGTATTTGGTGTACAACATTTTTTTACAACAGACCCGATTGACCCTGATAAAAAAGGTAAATTAAAACGGTATGCAGCATTTGTTGATAATTCACTTTATTTTTTGAATATTTCATTACCGTTAAAAAATATCGATTTAAATGGTGATGCAGAAGACGCAGATGAAGATGAAGATGTGAAAACATATAATGATTATAGTAGTATATATTTTTTTGAAAACTATAAACAATTATGGTGTATTAATGATGTAGGCCGATATACTCCATTATAATATTTGTAATTTTTCATATATATTTATGATATATATGAAGGATAAACAGCGACAGTGTTGCATAAATATTCGTAATAATACATTGAATATAATAACTAAAATAGTTGATTATATCGGCGAAAAAACATTATCTATATGTATGTATTGGGTCGATGAATTTTTTATGAAATCGAAACGCCGCTAATTCTGTGCCGGTATTTTGGTGATTTCTTTTTCATTGATAGGACATTTCACTTCGGTTTGCTGTAAAGAAAAACACGTATTTGTTTTATCTTTATATTGTAAAATATCGATATTTTCAGGGGTAGGATATACATATATCTTACGAGTATCGGGCATAGTATAATATACGGCCAATAACCCTAAAACTAAACTAATGATAAAAACCGGCATATTGATATATTTAAAAACACTCATTATAAATATATTATGAATAGAAAATAATAAGCAGGAATAAATTATTTCTTACCCTTCTTCTTTTTATTTGTTTTCTTTTGATTTTGTTGTTGCGTTTTAGCTTTTTCTTTTTCACAATCTGCAATTAATTCATCAATAATTGCTTGTTGATTAATGGGTGTTCTTTCTTGTACACCAGATTCTGGTAGACTAAATACATAATTATTTGGTTGTTGACCTGGTTGAATATCATAATTGACGTTAGATTTCTTTTTTTCTGCTAATTTACGTAACATACGTTCTCGAGTCGCTTGTTCTTTTGTAAAACGGTTCATTGCGTTGGTATCCATACGTGCTCCTTTGCCCATTGCACCCATACCTTTCGTTAAATTTTTAAATAATTCGTTGAATTGTTCAGTTCCGCCCATTTCTTTCATTTTATTCATTAAATCACTGGCTTCTTTCATAATCTCATCCTTTGAAATATCACCACTCGCCATTTTTTTATCTAATTTACCACTGACTGTTTTCATCAAATCCATTATTTTTTTAGGATTTTGCATTAATTTTTTCATCAAATCATTTGTTGATTGAATATCACCAGTGTCTCCACCTAATAAATCGGAAAATTCTTCGGATATTTCTTCGGCCATTTCTTTTGCAAGAGAACCAATCTTACCTTCGAATAATGTTTTAATATGGTCTTGCATATTCGAAATATCAGGCATTCCACTAGGAATTCCACTAGACATATTCTCAAATGCTTTTTTGAATTCTTCTGAATTAGGGAATGTGTCGGCATTAGGCATATTTTCGAATATTTTATCGAAATCGGGTTTAGCTTCGCTATGTTCACTTTGTTCATCAGATTCCATATGTTTAAAAAAATCAGTAATTCCTTCCATGGCTTCTTTTAACTTTTCTTGTAACTCTTCTTCATTAATACCTTCGAACATATTCATTGTATCACCAAATTTTGTTTTATCTTTCACACCACCTATCACTGTAAATAAAACTAATTGTAAATATTTCCATATTGATTTCTTGGTATTCTCGCTTACCCCTTCACAATTAAATAATAATTTGAATTCAACATTTGGTAAAAAAAGAGTATTGATAGTTGCATCGGGTTTAAAAATATCATTGGATTGATATAATATATCGAAAAATCGTTCGGGATAAACGGTTAAACAATAATTATATAATTCAACCAAATCTTGCTCTGGTAAATTAGTGTTTACATATTTTGCCCATAAATATGTATACTCAGGAAAGGTTATTGATAAATCCTTCGTAAAATCTAAAATAACGGAATGGAAATTCTCGGGAATTGTGTTTTCGTGTATATTGTCCATTGAAATATACTATTATATCCAATGCGTTTATTATGTTTTTTAATTAAATTATATATTTCTTTTTCGTAAAAAAATATATACATCCTTACATATTTATGTAGATTGAGACATATTTATCATCGTATTCAATGTGCTTTCATTCGCGTAACAAGTGGCGGTATTCATCGATATTTCATATTCATCTATTTCTTTACTATCCATCATTTCTTTATTTGCTTCGTGTTTACGTATGATATTGGCTAGGTCATAGTCTCGCATATCTTGTTCATCCTCGATATTAATACGTAATGGTAGTGGTTTCTTACTATATGTTGGAGTTCTTCTTAAAACCGGTATAGATAATGTAGTAGGATTCATAGTATCATTTTGCATAAATGATTGGTCGATGTCTCCCGTTTGACCAAAGTCTCCCGTTTGACCAAAGTCTCCCGTTTGACCAAAGTCTCCCGTTTGACCA